GTGTCGGGCTCGACCTTGGGATACCTGACGGCCAACGGCGGCAAGGTCCGCTGGCGCTGCGAGACCGGCCACGCCGGGCCGGTCGATCTGCAGGCGATGATCGCGAAGCATGGCGAGGACTACGACCTCACGGACACCTATCCCCCGTGCCGCGAGTGCCCGGGCGTCATGACCTTCAACGACTGCAACAGCATGTGGCCCCGCGAACTGACCCAGATGAAGGTCAACAGCGCGGAGTGGTGGGCGCATACGCAGAAGCAGCGCCAGAAGCTGGAGGCGGCAGGTTGGCGCGTCCGGATGGGGAAGTGGATCGGGCCCGAGACGAGATCGCTTCGATCAGGCTAAGGCCGAGGAGTCTTTTTCCCAAGCCAAGGCATATCAAACCCTGGCACCCAACCACGGGACGTTCTGGGCTTTGGCTCGTCTGCAGTCGGTGCCGGTTCGGCTCGGCCAGCTTCAATCGTCATGTGATCGATGCGAAAGCCCGGTTCCCCGACCGGGCCAGAGACATCGAGGGTGCCCTTGTTGTCCAAAGTGCCGCCCGTTTGATGAAAAGCTGTTTGGCGGCCCGTGATCGTCATCTTGCCGTGATTTGTGATGCGCCCACCGTCCTGCCTGAAGCCAACAGGACCCTGAGGCGCATCCTCAGTTTTCTTCGTCACCCTCGATCTCCCGAACCACAAGCAGGCGAGCCAGATAAGACTGAAAAGGACCATCGCGGCCCCAGCATACAGGCCCCATCTCCACCAACCCTCGCCTGGGTAGAGCGCCCCCGCGGCGGCCATGAAAATCCCGAGGCCAATACCGATGAGGGCGGCAGCCCACGATTCGCTTCGTCCCATGGCTTGCGAATACCAGCGATCTGAATGCTGGCCTATAGTCCGCCTCGGCCAGCCGGGGCGCCCCAGAAACGACGAAGGCCCGCTCCGGCGAACCGGGACGGGCCTGAAATGCGGAGCCGCGAGGCTCGACGCGGGGTCGCAACGAGAATCCTCGTAATGGTCTAGCCGGGCAAGAGGCGGCTGTACCACGGCCGCTCGACCTGTCGGACGGCGGCGGCGTCGCGGGCCTCGCACCGGCGCACCGTCTCCAGCGCGTCGGCCTTGTCCCGGTTGGCGATGTTCAGCTGGCCCGTCTGGGCGATCCCGAACACCTGCCAGTCGAGGGCCGGGTCTCCGCTGTTGTCCAGCACGGCGCTAGCCACCGGATCGCCCCAACGAGACGCGACCAGGGTCGAACATCCTTCAGCGGGGGCAAGCACCCGGATTGAGGTTGCACAGCCGGCGGCGGGCAACAGCATCACGCTCAGCAGGATCAGTCGTGCGGCGCACTTCATCGGTGGCATCCTTCACGGTGTTGAGGGTTGAGGCGTTGGCGGCGTCATTGGCGTCCCGGACGACGCTGGCGTCCTGGGCCCCTTGGGTCCGGCCGTCTGCGATGGTCGCGGCGGCCTCGGCCTTCTTCGCCGCGTTCCGAGCCGGGCCGGTGATCGTCCAATAGCTCAGCAGCAGCAGGGCGACGATCGCGAGGCCGACCGCGAGCAAGCCGGCGCGGCTGAGGGTACGGGCAAAGTCCATCAAGCCAGCTCGAAGTGCGGGCCGTCGGTAAAGGCTTTGCGCCCCTTCGCTCGCTGGCGAGCGCCGTAGGCATCGACCGCCGCTTTCATCGCCGCGGGAGTGCCGCCCTTGATATCGCGCATGTCGATCCAGGCACCGCCCCAGCGAAGTGGGACGCCCTCATCCTTTGCGGCCTGCCAGACGGCTGCGGCGATCGGATAGATGGCCGGCCACTCCCAGCGGAGCTTGCCGTTGATGTAGGGCACCAGGTCCACCGCGTGTCCGAACCCGTCGGCTTGCGGCCGGTGCATCGAGTTCATGGTCTGAGAGACCCCGGCCTTCACATAGGCCCGCTGCTCGGCCTCGGTGCGCAGTCCGTCGTGGACCCCGAAATCCTGAGCGGTGATCTGGATCGCTCGCTTCACCACCCGAACAAGGTCGGGGTGGACGCCGTTCAGTTCGGCAAGCGACTTCGCGCCAAGGGCAAAAGCCATGGTCGTCTCCTGTGATGTGGGGGATTGGCGCACGGTGTGCGCCGAGGTCAGGCCGAGGACGGCCGGATCAGAATTGGTCGGCGTGATGGATGGCGTTGAACCGGTCCATGACGGTTCGCCCGGCATCGATCGTGTGGGCGTAGGTTCCCAGAAAGATGGTCGGCGACTTCCAGCCGCCCGCGTCCATAGCCACCCGCACGCCGACCCCGGCGTTCAGGGCATTGGTCGCAGAGGCGTGTCGCCCGACGGCATGCGACGCCTTACGGGGCAAGCCTGCCCGGTCGCAAACCGCCGCGATTCGCTCGTTGACCGAGTATCGGGAGCTGTAGCGGAATACGCGATCGCCCGGCCCAGGAGCCAGATCGCGGATTCTCTCGACAAGGTGGTCGGGTAGGTAGCGCAGGCTGTTGAAGTCGGTCTTGGTCTTGACCAGCAGAGCAGTGCGACGACGCAGATCGACGTTCTGGCCCAGCAGGTTGACCGCCTCTGACACCCGCGCGCCGGTCAGGTTCATGAAGAGGACGCAAGCCGCGACGTGCGGCAGCCGGTCCGCGTCGCAGCGGTCGACGAAGGTCTCCAGCCAGCGGCGGCTCGCGGGCGTCACCTTGCGCGTCGTCGGCGCGGAGAACAGCCGAACCCGCGCCGGCATGCGCCATCCCAGTTCGTGGGCATGATACAGGACCGCGCGGGCCGGGGTGACCACCTGCCGGTTCCAGGTCGCGGGCGAAGCGTCTGGGTACAGATGCTGCGCAGCTTGCCGCACGGCCATCGGCGTGATCGAGGCGACTGGGTCGGGGCCGAACCTTCCGACCAATCGGGGTAGATAGCGGGCCTCGCCGCTGTGGTTCACATAGCTATCGGCCGCCAGGGCGAAGGTTGGGGTTTCCATCCAGCCATGGATTCAGAGGTCAGATTCCCCATCCAGCGCTTGCACCCGGGAATTGTCGGACATGGTTAAGGTGAGTCCTGACAGGAGAGAGCCACACCCCCCCACATTTGGATCAGGGGCGTGGGGTCTAGCTCTTCCGCATTATGGCGGCGCGGCTGATGTCCACGGTGACCGAACCGCCCGCTTCCAGGAACACCCGGACGCTGGCGTGCAGGTAGCGAACCGGCTCCGTCAGGGTCGGGATCACCAGATCGGGCGTCTTGAGATGGAGAAGCGGCGGGGCGAAGTCCGAGCCGACGCCATAGGTGCCATTCGTCGGGAAGTTCAGGGCCGTGGCGTACTGAGGCTGGAGGGTCGTCGTGTACAGTTCGAGAATGAGCAGCGCGCCCATCCCCTTACCGGCCGTCAGGGCTGAGAACTCAAGGTCGGCTTCCGCGAAGAACACGTCCCCCGCCGCCGGCATCTTCTGACACAGCCAGATGGCCGTGCCGCCGTCGACGACCGTACCGCCCTCCGTTGTCGGCCAGGTCGGTTCGGTGTTGCTGGACGTGCCGGGCTTGACGCAGAGGTAGATGAAGCCGTTCGGCGTGGTCGGAAGGCGGCGCTCGCCCAGAACGCGCGTGGCGGACGCGTTCCAGGTCAGGTCGTAGCGACCCGCGCTGAGCGTGTTGCCGATCCCTCCGAAGTAAAAGTATCCGGCGTCATAGTTGGCCGCCGCCGTGATCTCCATTCGGGCCTTGCTGTCGCGCCGCCACGAGCCGGTGCGAGCGACCTTGGACGCGACGACGGTGGCGGTGTTTCGGCGAATGATCTGGCAGGCGTCCGGCCCGGTCCCGCTGATCCCCGACGCCGCAGGAAACGCAAAGCCGTTCGTCCCGCTGGCATTGTCTCCGTTCATCGTCGGGTTGGCGCTGTAGTTCGTCCAATCGCGCGCCGTGGCGGGGTAGATAACGGGCGGTGGCGCGATCTTCGCCAGGACGTCCGCATAGCAGCGCCCTGCGATCATCGCGCCGCGCGCGTTCATGTGAAGGGTGTCGGCCGAGGCGTCGGCGTACATATAGCCTGTTGCCGGGTCGGTCAGCGCGAACGCCAGATCGACCAGATAGACGCCGCGCGTGGTCGCAACGTACTGCTTCAGCAGCCGGTTGATCGTGCTCTTGCGCGTGATCTCGGCATCGGTTTCGCTGCCGGACGTTCGGAGGAAGACGGTCGAGAGGACCACGACGCTGCCGTTGGCCTTGTGGGCCTCGCACATGGCAATGACCGTCGCGGCCGTGACCGTGGCCAGGGTTGGTTGGCCCGTCCCAGCGTCCGTGCTCTGATTTTGACCCGCAAGCAGGCAGACGACGTCCGCCTTGTAGGCCAGAGCGGCGCTCAGGCGCATCGCGATCTGCTCAGCGCTCTCGCCTGCGACGCCGAGGTTGGCCGCGATATTGAACGGGTGGCCCAAAAGCGAGTTGGCGACTTCGAAGAACCCCTGCGCCGTCGTTTGGCGATAACCGGCCGCGTTCGCTTGGCCGAGGGCGGTATGACTGTCGCCCTCCAGCAGAACGCTCAGGCCCAGGCGGTAGTCGGTCGGCGAAATCAGGCGTCCGGCCATCAGGCCCTCCCATAGAGATACTGGCCGTCACGGCCTTGAAGCGGCGCGCTGTCGCGACCGAAGAGCAGGGTGAGCGTCTGACCGCTGACGATGATGGTGTCTGGAGCCCCCCCGCCCTTGTTCAGGGTGGCAACACGTCGGGTCAGTCGGCTCATGCCACGCCTCCGCCCAGAACGGCTGCAGCGGCGGTGCCGCCGATATTGGCGCGCACGCGCAAGCTCATCTCGCCCCATTGACCGGGCGATTTCAGACCAGCCTGGGCATTCACGGTCGCGCCTGCGCCGGCGGCCACGGTCACCAGCCCGGCCCCTGTCTGCGACAGGATGCAGTTGAACCCGACCGCCAGCGTGTTGGGCACGGTGACCGTGACGGCGGCGGCGTTGTTCAGCTCGACCACCTTGCCGGCGTCACTCGCCTGCAGCGTATAGGCCGTGCCGGTCTGGGTGTTGATCGTGTCGAGGATGGCCGCCTTGGTCCCGACCGTGGTCACCAGGGCCGCCAGCGCGCCTTCGTCGGCGGCCAGGGCGTCCGCAATCTCCTTGAGGGTATCCAATGCCCCCGGCGCGCCGTTGACCAGGGCACTGATGGCCGTGGTGATCGCCGTCGACACGTCGGCACTCGACGGCTTGGCGGCGATCAGGTCGCTCAGCTTCTTCAGCGTATCGCCGCTGCCGGCGACGCCGCCTTTCAGTGCGGTGATCGCAGCGGCGATGGAATCCGCCACGGCCGTAGCGTTCGGAACACCGAGGGCGTCCAGGGCTTCGGATAGCTGGATGGGATCGGCCATTCTTAGATCTCCGCGATGACGGGCTGGCTGCCGAAGAAGATCGGCGCGCCTGAAAACTGCACGAAGCCCAGGCCCAGCTGGGCCAGCACCACGGCATAGAGGGAGGCGATGGCGTCGTTGACGTTGTCCGCGCCCAGTTGGGTCGCCGTGTCGTCGAAACTGACCAGGGCGGCCTCGTTCGGGCCCTGAGGGCCCACCGGCCCCGCCCCGCCCCTCACGACGCTCACCACGCTCTGCCGGCTGACGACCACGCTGCCGACTGCGGACCCATCGCCCACCAACACCGGCCCGGAGGCTGGCTCGGCGACCAGGTCGCTGACGCCCCGGACGAGCCTCAAGCTGAACACCGCAGCATCGTCGATGGCCGCATCGTCGATCCGGCGGACCTGGGCGGAATAGGTTCCGATCGGTCGGTCCGCCCATGCGCCTGCCGGGATCCGGATGGCGCAGGCCGCTTCCGACGTTGGCGAAGCCGCGATGACTTCGAAGGTGCAGACCGGGGCCCCCTGCCGGGCAAAGGCGATACGGACCTCGGATCCCGTCCAGTCCTCGGCCGGGAACATCAGATCGAAGGCCCAATCCGCATCGGTCCGGGCGACGGGCACGAGGGTCGAGGGAATCAGGGCAGCCGACATCGACGTCTCCGGGTCAGAGTGTTTCGGGGCCCGGCGCACGGCGTGCGCCGGTTACTCGGCCGGCTTCTGGGCCAGCTTCAAGGCCTCGTCCGCCCGGGCATTGGCTTCGCTGGCACCCTTCGATGCGTTGAACAGGAACCCGATCGCGGCGAGGAACCCGGTCAGGACGACGGCCTGGGCGATGGCCTTGAAGAACTCGCTGGGCTCCTGACCGAGAGCAGGCCGCGACCACCAGAGGATGGCGGCCGTCAGAACGAACAGGCCGATCAAGGCACCGCCTCGCGTGTCCGGCCACCACCAGGGGGCACGAGAAATCGGGTCGGTCATGGGTGGCTCACCTTTACATCGCCGTCGGCCATCTCGATCAGGGCTCCCGACAGAACACCGCCCGGCCGGGTGGCCTGGGGATCGCGCAGCTGGCGCATCAGACTGTCCAGCTTCTGCTCGAGCTGGCGGGCGGCCTGGCGCAGAGCTTCGCCCTCCGCGCGGCATTCGACGTTTTCGGCCTTCAGGTTCTCGATCTCGGCTTCCAGCCGCTCCTGATTGGCGATCAGATCCGCCACCGTTCCCTTGGCCGCATCGTTCAGGGCGACCTGAAACGCGGCAGCGGCGGTCACAAGGTCAGCCGCGTCCTTGGTGGACGAGGGCCGCCCGGCCCGCTTCTCGATCCAGATCTGCGCGACGCGGAACGCCAGCGCACCGACGCCTCCCCCGATGCCGACCAGGGTGAGGCCCTCCGCCAGGGGAGCAGTGTTGGGCATAAGGCGATACTCCGCGCCTGGGTCACAGGAAGGATTGGGCGGCCGACGCGCGTGGTTGGGCGGGCCGAGCGTGATAGTGGGACCGGGTCGGGCGAGACATTTTCGTTCGCCGGGGCCTGTGCGCCGCGAGGGGGTGACGCCCCACCGCCCGACACGGCAATCGGACGCGAAGGCGCGGGCGAGGCCTAGGGGGCGTTCATCGTGATCTCGCCAGAACCGCCCCAACCTCCGGGCGGATCGGCCGGCGGATCGAACACGCCGCCGCCGTCCGGCGTGGTCTGGAAGCCGATGAACAGCCAGCCGCCCGAAGCCTTGTAGTCCGGCACGTCGGCCAGAGGGACGGCGGTATAGCCGTCACCGTCCCGGTAGAAGACGCCATAGGCGGTCGATGGGTCCAGACCGGCGATGTCCTCGGCCGGAAGCGTCTTCACAGAACCGTCCGGCAGCACGGCATTGAAGGCCGACACGCTGATCGTGTCGCTCAGGGCCGAGGTCGGGAAGGTTACGTCGCGCGAGATCGGCGTGATGGCGGGCTGCTGGCGGCCCGGCACGAACGAGGGCGCGCCAATGGTCGGCGGCGGGGTTGCCTCGACTGTCTCGTCGTCGTCGATGGTTGGATCAGCCAGGATGACGTCGAAGACGACCTCGGCGTTGGCGAAATCGACCTCGACGTTCATCACCTCGACCACGACGTCGGCCATGGACGACAGCTCCGGGTTTTGCACCCGGATGAACCGTTGCCCGAGGCCGTTCAGACCATAGATGCTTGCGCGCACCGATCCTCGCCGCGGGGCGGCCAGCCGGATCATCTTGCGGCGGGCCAGGCGCATGGCCTGCGTCGGGCGGTCCACCCAGGTCAGCTGCAGGGGTTCCGATCGGACCTTGCCCCGGGCCGCGATGTCGCCGTCGTCGGTATATGTCCCGGCCTCCACCTCGGTGAAGTCGTGGTCGGGCGAGACGTAGGACACCACCAGTTCGTTGATGGCCTCTTCGTCGGTCTGGAACGCCCGCCAAGAGTAGCCGCGGATATGCTCCGGCGGCAGGGTGAAGGTGGGGGCTTCGTAGCGCCCGGCCTTGATGACCAGGCAGCCCTTGCCATCGACCGACAGCCAACCGTCGAAGGTGGCCAGCAGCGCTTCACGGACCGCCTGGGGCTCCAAAGTGATCGGATAGTTGCCGGCGCAGCGGTAGCGGGTCTCTCCGTCCACCGTCCCGTCGCAATAGTTCGCCTCGGCCGTCAGGTCGGACAGGACCGGGGCGATGCATCGATCCCAGTTCCGGCCGTGCCGATACCATTCGACGAACACCAGCCAGACGACCGGGTTGGCACAGGCCTGCCAAGTCGAAGGATCTTCTCGATCCTGCCCGGTGTCGCGCCAGTCGTAGCAGACCGGCGTCCCGACGACGGACGGGATCGGCTCGCCATTGCGGAAGTGGCGTGAGAAGCTCTCGCGGCTACGGTGTTGCGCCAGAAACGCCAGCGATGCGATCCCGTCGCCGCGCGAAGTTGTCGGCCACACGGAGCCGAAGTCGGCCGTCAGAAAGCTGTAGTGCGTCTCGGTCGGCTCCCCCAGCCGCGTCTCCAGCCGCACCAGATCGCCGGAGCCGTACAGCTCCCCATCCATGCCCTGGACGAACCCGCCGGACACGGTGACGACGTCGTCGTGCAGATAGACGGCGTCGATCGACGCCAGCCGGCCGTCACACAGGGCGATAACCACGCCCAGCTTGTTCCCCTTCGACTCCCTCAGCATGTAGGGCCCCGACATCCGCGACGGACCTCCGATGGCGTGATAGCGGACCGGGCGAGGCTGTTTCCGCGTGACCTTCTGGCCTTCGACGTTCGGAACCTGAGACTGCGCGACGGCTGTCAGCCCCACAGTGATGGCGGCCGAAATCCCGACATAGGCGGCCGCATATGCAATGGCGTACACGGTCTGGGCGACGACCAGACTGGTGGTGCTTGTGGCGGTGATCGTCGCTGCAGTCGCCCAGGATGCGAAAGCGGCTGCGGCAGCACTGATCGGATCAGCCATGGGGCACCCTCCAGGCAAAGATCACGGAGTCGGGGAAAAAGACGTCGACGCCACGAGACGATTTCACGGCCCAGCGCTGACCGGTACAGATCCCCGCCAGCACCTGGCGGCCCATTCTCAGCGTGCCGACATCGCCCCGCGCCGGCTGTGAAGCCGGACGGAGACCGGCCAGAAGGGCGCATTCGGCCACAACGGCATGCAGCCCGCCTTTCGCACGCACCAGTCGCTCGCGCTGTAGGGCAGTGCTGTAGCGCCCTCTCAGGTGGGAGGCCGGGTCAGGAAACCCCGTGGCGACCATTACCCAGTCGGCCAGCGTGAGGGCGCAATCGCTCTCGCCGTCGACGAAGGGCGTTGCGGCCATGGTCTCCAGAAATGCGTCCAGCATCAGGTCGGGGCGGGCCAGGTGATGGTGCTCTCGACGGTGTAGCGGGACACGCGAGTGCAGAAGGTGTCGGTCGGGGACCGGCGGCGCTGGTCCGCGTCCGTGTAGTACGACAGCTGCGGCCGGGTGCGGTCTGTGAAGGCAGACCCGACCGACAGGCTCACGCGACGGGTGATCTGTTCCTCGCTGGCCTGACGGTCGACGGCCGGCACGTCGGCGGTCCCGTTCCACAGCCAGGCGACCGGATCGACGGCCTGCCAGTCCGTCCCGAAGAAGACGATCCCGACGTGAACCGGGGCGTTCCGGACCTCCTCGGCCGATCCGTCTGCGAGCGAAAGGGTCTGCTCGTCCGCTCCGTTCAGCGTGAACTGGACGCGTTCGGCCAGCCCGCCCACCAGCTGGCTCAAGGCCGGGATGTCACCGACCAGGCCGATGCCCAGATAGGTGCCGCCGACCGTGTCTACATCGTCCGCCGGCAGCGGATAGTCGCCGACGCCCAGCCAGGCCCGCACCGGTCCGGACGCGGCCTCCATGTAGAAGAACAGCGAATAGTAGGGCGCGCCCATCGCCGACATCGCCGCTGCCTGATCAGGCAGCATCGAAGCTCTCCACCCAGACGGGATTGGCGACGCTGGTGTGCAGTCCGTCGATGGCGTCGAGGAAGTCGTCCGGATTGGCCAGACGCATCTGACAGGCGGGCGTGTCGAACTGGGCCGAGACGTTAGTAAGAACCGCCTCTCGAAGGGGCGGCCGGATGGTGACGGTTTGGACGCCGCCGACCGCCGACACGATCGAGGCGACCCGATAGAGCCGATACCCTTTGCCGGGGTGGAACATGGAGAAGTCTTCGCCGCCCTTTAGGTTTTGGGTGGTGACGTTGCCGTAGTTCTTCAGGACCAAGGTCGTGGCGCGGAGGGCGGCCGGGGCGTCGGTGAAATAGCTGTGCGACCCCGGTCCCGGCTTGGTGGCACCGGTGAAGGCGAACACGATGGCCGGACGAGAGCCGCCGTCCAGCGCCGCCATCAACCGTCGGGCCTCCTTCAGCTGCTCGGTTTCGTAGAGGTCGATCTCCGTCTGTTCGCAGACCCAAAAGCCGCCGCCGTCTGTCCGGGCAAGGCCGGGCGCTCCCGCGACAGGCACGCCGCCGCCGATCGTGCTGCCCGCGATGCGCCAGCGCTCTTTGGTGGGCACGAAGAGGTAGGGATTGAAGACCTCCATCAGGTAGTACCCAGGCGACGCTGCCGCCCCTGAAGACCCGGGGCGGAGCGACGGGCGATGTCCGTAGCTTGTGCAACGGCCTCCTGGCGCGCCCTGTTCGCCCGGGCATCCATGCCCGCCATGAACTCGGCTGTCGTCACGGCTCCTGCGAAGTCGTTGTGGTAGTGATGTTGGTGCACCGTCGTGGAACCGGCTCCAGTACCGCCGTCGCCCATTCCCTGCAGCATCGCGGCCGTGTCACGCGCGTTGAAGACCTGACCGCCCGTGCCGAACAGCGCCAGCTCGGGGCCATGCTCCGCCATGCCGTAGCGGTAGCCTGATTGCAGACTTCCGCCGGCGGCGCGGCCGCCCCCGAAAAGGGTCTTGCCGAAGCTGATGGCGGCGCTCAGGTACCCGCCTCCTCCGCTGCCCTGGCCGCTGCCCGCGCCACCCATCATGTTGAACAGGGCATCCAGCGCGCCATCGAGGAGGCGCTGCTTCAGCTGATCGCCAATGTATTCGCCGATGCGCCCATCTTGGATCGCGTCCACGACCTCGCGACCATAGTCCTTGAACTGTTCGCGAAGCCGATTCTGCTCGTTCACATCAAATAGTGCGACCTCGGCCGCCTGACGCTGATCGAGCCGCGCGAGGCCGTTCCGCTCATAGCCGGTGACTTTGCCGTCAACCTTCGCTTCGGCCGCGAGCGTGGCCCGCTCAAGCGCCTGCTCGGCAAGGAGGATGCGGCGGCCGATCTCGAATCGCTCGCGCGCCGTCGTCGCCATCTGCTCTTGGATGGACAGAAGGTCGATCGCGCTCTGGTCGGCGGATTGCTCATCCTTCAAACGCTCAGCCGCCAGCCGACGACGCTCTTCGAGGATCACAGCCCTGTCTCGGTTCGCCGCCAGTTCGTCCTGAGCGTCTTTCAGTTCGTTGAGCCGTACTTCGACGATCTCATCCAAGGCACCGGCCTTCTCGAGCGAAGCACGAAGGGCCCCGCGAGCAGCCTCCTGAGCCGCTTGCGCGATTTCGATGTTGGCGAGTTCCAGATTGGCGGCGTTCTCCTCGGTGCCCCCGGGGCCAAAGCGGGCGCGGATACGGTCACGTTGGGCGTCGAGCTCCTGACGTTGGAGGTCGCTCAGCGCGCGCTCGCGTTCGCGCTGCCGCTGTTCCGCCGCCCGCGCGGCCTGTGCCGCGGCCGTCGATCGCGAGGTCGATCCGCTCCGGGTCGTATGGCCCTGCGTTTCAAAGCCGGGACGGGTGTCGGATTGGCGAAGCCCCGCCAGAAAGGTCTCGCTGCTGATCGAGACAGGCGCGGGGGCGGCCCCTCGACGGCCTCCGCCGGTGACGATACCGGCTACGGTCCCGGTGAGCCCACCGGCATTGAAGGCGGTTTGGCGAATACTCGAGGCGAGGGCCCCGCCCACGGACTGCAGAGCTCTCACCCAGCCAGGCGCATCAGCCTCGACCTTTCCGAACTCAACGATCAAGGCTGTGACCGAGGCGGCCGCATCGCCCAAAGCTTCTGCCAGCGGTGACAGGGAGACCAGCCTCAGGGTGTCCATCTGCTGGCCGGTGATCTCCATCTGCCGGTCGGCCGCGTCCAGCTGGGCCCGGACTTCGTCATCCAGCACGATGCCCAGCTCGCGGCTGCGGTCCCGGAGATCCGCAATCCCGTCGGAGCCAAGCCGCAGAAGCGGGAGCAACTCCTCGATCCCGAGGGACCGGGACAGCTTCACCTGTTCGGTCCGGTCTCTGACCTGACCGAGGGTATCGGCCAGCCGGTCCAACAGTTGATCGGACGTCTCGACGTTCGCCAGCTGCTCAGCCGTGATGCCCAGCTCTTCGAAGACCGGGCGAAGTTTCGCGTCACCGATCCCCAGCTTGAATGCCCCGAGGACACCGTTCAACTTTTCGAGGCCGGCGTCGAGGCTGCCGGCCGACACCCCCGCGTCTTCCGCGGCGAACCGCCACTCCTGCAGGGCCTCGGCGTTCACGCCGATGCGATCCGCCTGGTCCGTCAGGTCTGCGGCGTCACGCATGGCCTGAAAGGCTCCGGTGGCCGCGATCGCAACCGCCCCGAGAACGGCCCCCACGGCTACGCCCGCCGCGCCAAAGGCCCCCAATACGGCGCCGGCCGAGCCGGTCTCGGAGGCCAGACCGCGAATGCCGGATTTCGCCTCACCCACGCCAACCGAAAGGGCCCGGATGGCGGGGTTGGCAGCCCTGTCGCCGAGGGCGATCTGGGCCCACATCTTCTTGCCGCTGTCGGCAACCTGATCGAACGTCCGCCGGACGACTTCGCCGCCCTGGACGAAAAGCCGGATCCCGACACCGCTCTTTCCTCCGCTTGCATCCGTCATTCGGGATTGTCCTCGGCTTGGCGGTTGGCCCGGCTGGCGGGCTTCCTTCGATCCTCAGCCACCCGCGCGGCATCCAGGGCGGCGGGCTCGAAGGCGTCGATCAGACTGTCCACGATCCAGCCGGGCGCATCCGGCATCCTCGCCCTCACCGCAGATCGATCGACCCGACGGGGCGACATGCCGCCACCGGACCAACCGCCCGACCGTGAGACGGCATCCCAGACCGCCCGGCCTTCGAACGTCGAACACGCGTGCTCGACCTGGGGGCATTGTTTGCCGGCGACCGTCAGTCCCCTTGCGCAGGGCTGGTTCGTCTTCACACAGTTGCTGCAGTACTCGGGGCCCACGCCATCGTCCCGGGCCCCGAAGAGCCAGGTGGCGAGGCCCCTTAGCGCTCCCCCTCGACGAAAAGGATCCTCGCGGCTTGATCCAGTTGGGTCGTGATCTGGTGGCTCAGCGCCTCGTCCAGCATCAGGGTCTCGATGATCTCGCGCTCGACCGCCGCGGGCTTGCCATCTTCGCCCAGGATGCCGGTCCATTCGGAAATCCCACGGACAGCGCACTCGACCGCGCCCAGCCAGACGCCGATGCCGGACAGGAAGGCGGCGTACGCCATCACGTCCTTGTCCTTCATCCGCTTCCAGGCCTTCACCCCGCCCTCGGGCAGAAGGTCGTGCTTGACCAGCAGGTTCAGCAGCTCGGCATCGTTCCGCAGGATCGCCTGGGCCGCCTGTTGGGCCTCTCCATAGTGGGAGGTGGTCAGGCGTTTCAGGGTGACGGTCACGTCGCCATAGGGAGGACGGAGCGTGACCGTCACGGGCTCACGGTTCGTGCCGATGCGGATCATGCGTAGGCCGTCACGTCGTTGACGATGGCGATGGTCAAGGCAGGGGTAGAACCCGTCTGGAACGGTGCCCAGTTCAGCGTCCGCTCGATCGTGCCCGGTCCAGAGATCGGTAGCGGGCTCGGCTGCAGCAGGGCCGTAGCGTGCTCGAACCGGATGAAGTGATCCGCCACGACCCCGTAATAGTTCAGCTGGGCGCTGAACACCGTGTCGGCCTCTTCCATCGTGTCGAAGACGGCGCCGATCGCGCGGAAGGTCGCCGAGCCCGAATGCGAGCCGCCGTTCGGACGCAGCGACGACACCGTCGGCGCGGCGCTCAGGAACACGCCCTCCTGCAGCTGGCGATCCCAGCTGAGGGACGACGACAGCATGTTGCCGGCGGCGACGTTATCGACCGAGAAGATCGCCCTCAGGATCGGTGCCTCGGCCGGACAGGCGGTAACCGTGCCGGTCGGCCAGGACGTTGCCTTGGCGCGGCTGAGGCCCAGCAGGCTCAGGTTGATGTTGAAGTCCTGCGTGTTCTCGCCGGTGTTCTGGATCGAAAGCTGCGAAAGCGTCAGCCCCTGATAGATCCGGAAATCGCTGGCCCCGACCTTCACCACGATATCGAAATACTGCTCGGTCTTCGCTCCCGACGCGAAGGTGTGAAGGAAGAGGGCAGATGCCGTCGTGGTCGTCGGCGAGCCCATGGCATGACGCAGCCACAGCGGCAGGGACCGGGTGTCGGCATCCAGAACGACCTCGGCGCTCTCGCGGTAGAAGCCCTTGCGCGGCTTGATCGGATCCAGCGTGTTCACCCGGGCGGCCGGGTTGCCCAGCTTGGGCCGGTCGCGCCATTCCTGCGTCGGGTTGACGGTCAGGCTCATGAACTCGACGGACTGCCAGGTCGTGGGCGGGGTCGTCGCGTTCGCGCGCTTCCCGATCCGCGTCTCGCAGTCGGCACCGTACCAGATATCCGTGGGCATGGGGGTTCGCTCCTCGGCGAGGGTGGATCAGAGAGAGCCGCTCAAGCAGCGTGCGAGCGCGTCGCGCGCGGTAGCGGCAAGGGATGCAGCGCACGGCGTGCGCCGCCAGATTGGGGAAAGGTCAGGAGCCCGCCGGCGCGCGGGGCTAGACGCACCGGCGGGAAACACCGCCGTCGGAAAGCCGGAAACGACGGCGGCGAATGATAGCCCTCAAGCAGCGCGAGACCGCGTCGCGGGTGTTAGGGCACAAACAGCTTCAGCGTTCGTCCTCGTGGACGCCCGCGATCTCGAAATCGCGCTCGGTAGCGGCCCGAGCTTTCCCGGCATCGATGGCTGAGCGCCCCTTGGTGGACGCGACGCGCTCCAGGCCGGTCAGCGGACGGACGATCCAGATGGGCTTCTGCGCCTTCGGACGGCGGGCCCGGTTGGGTTTGGGGGCACCGGCGGACGCTGCGCTGGCGACAGGCTTGGCAGCGGCAGTAGTGGGCGCGTCAGTCATCGGTTTCTCCTCAGAAAGGTGCGTTGCGGCAGCAACCTGCCGCGTAATGAGGCGTCTCGGCCTACTCGCTCATGCCCAGAGGATCGCCGGAACGGACCCTCAGGACGAAGGTCAGGAAAGTGGCAATGCCGTTCGGCGGCAGATCCTCGTCGGTCATCTCGCCCATCAGAAAGCGCTCGACCGTGCCGCCCAGCGTCGGATCCTGCTCGGGCAGCATCGCCAGGGCAGACAGGGTCTCGAGATCGACGGCCAGCCGGGCTTCGCGGTTCGGCCCGGCCAGAGCCAGCTCCAGGCGGCATTCCCGCTCGACGACGTAGCGCCGCGCGCCAGCCGGGCGACCGACAGCCTGTCGCGCGACATAGGTCCGGACCTTAACGAGGGCGGCGGCGCTGACACGATCCGTCTCATCTCCGGACGGTTCGAAGGGCGATTCCGGGTCGATCTCCAGCACCGCCGTGTCGGGCATGAACAGGGTGGCCCGCAGCGTCTGTTCCAGCCGTTCGGCCAGGGTGGCATAGGCGGTTTCGATGCTCATGCCTGCGACGGGCCTTCCAGCTGAAGCGGCAGATCCGGCTGCGCAAAGTATCGGACGAACCGCTGCTCGACGCCCCGGTCGGCGTTCTGCCGCGCGCGGTCCCGGATCACCCGACCGCGAAGCAAGCGAGGCAGACGCGCCTCGCGTACTAGGAAAAAGACGACGATTGTGACCAGGCCGCGCCCCGTGCGCTGGGCCGTGGCGCTGGCCCGGCGGAACGTTCCGGGACGGGCAGCGCTTTCGCGCACCTCCGCGACCAGCAGCGACGCCTTTCCGGGGCGATAGACGAAGCGCAGCTTTCCGAACCTCTGCTCGGCCAAGGCGATGGTGTTGGATCTTTGCCCGCCATTCCGCTTCGGCCGGGCGACCCGTCCGCCGGGCCAGACGTCCGGGTTTGGAATGGGCAGATAGAAGCCGCTCTTGGAACGGATCACGGTGTTGGCCTCAAAGGCCCGCTGAATGATCGGAAAGTTCGAATAGACCAGGACGGCGGGGTTCAGCCCCTGGTTCTTGTACCTGCGCAGCCGGATGGTCTTCGTCAGCGCACCGGCGTTCCGAAGGCCGGACTGGCCGATGTCCTGACGCCACTTGCCCTGCACTTCGTCGGCCGCGAAATCCCATAGGGCGGCCTGCACCGATCGCTCGACCCGCGTTAGCGCTGCCCGCTCCTCGCGGTCGAAATCTCCCTGCAGTGCGGCGCGCAGCTGGAGCCCGAGCTCACTCACGCGTCAACGAGTCCCAAAGGCTCCACCTCCGCCCGCCAATGACGGCCATCGCCTGGCCGCTTGGGCGCTTCCGCGATCCGCCATCCCGTGAAGGGAGCCACGGCACCGACCAGGACACAGTCGCCCTTGACCAGAACCGGAACCGAAGAAATTGAAATCTCGACCCACGGCCGGGAGCGCTCGATCCCTGCCCCGATCAGCCGATCGGTCTCGCTGGGATGCTCGATCGCGATCCGCGCGGACACGTCCGGCCCGCCCGCCTTCGGACGAATCCACCCGTCGTCGCGCAGGTGGGCGTCGATGGCGGCGTCGAGCCCAGCCAGATGGCGGGAAAAGTCCATCACGGCCCCCTGTCATAGCCAAAACGGCACCGGGGCGCACACCGTGCGCCCCGGCTTATCATAGTCAGGGTGCGGCGGCAGCGGTCACCTTGACCAGGGTCGCCGGGCGACGCCACAGAGGCAGGGCGTTCATCTGACCCGACCATTCAAGGCCACGACCGTGCTTCAGCATTTCCTCGCTGATGTGGATCAGGTCTTCGTCCGAGCCGCCTTCGGCCGGTTCGCCGTCCAGCTCGCGGATGTCGAGCGGCGGGGCGGCATAGGTGACGTGGCTGTCCAGCGTGCCATCGGGATAAGCGATACCGGTGTCGCCGGGGAAGGGCGTGTAGAGCGACTTGTCCGCCATCGGAATCTTGGCGTTGTACTCGCGGAACAGCACCCCGCCATGCGCAAATTCGCGGGGGCGGTACTGCCCGTCGTCGCTGCGCACGATCGCCGCCAGGGCCAGGGCGTTCGCCGTATTCAGGTACAGTTCCCTGACGGACTTGTGCGCGACCAGCTTGTTGAAGAACCCCGGCGAAACCCGCGCCACGACGCCGTTCATGCTTTCGTCGTTCAGGTTCTGACCGATGATGTCGATGACCTCACCGCACTTCGCGTTCACGTCGGTGTTGGCATTGGCGAGGTCGAAATAGACGATCGACTGGACGACGTTGAAGGCGGTGAACAGATCGTAGACCTCGCCGCCGCCCCCATCGACGATCTTGCCCGCAAGGGCGGAGACGCGCAGCAGCTCGAGCGTCAGGTCGAACTTGCGACGGAGCTTCTCCAGACGCTTGTTGACCAGGTTCACCAGCGTCTCGGGCCGACGGGTGCGCTGGGCCGCGGCCAGCCAGTTTCGGATGTCGTTGGCCAGCACACTGTCTTCGTGGGTGATGTTCGGGATCTTGAAGATCAGCGACTGGCCCTTGTCGCGGCGGGCGATCGTGGCCGGCCGACCCTCGTCGGTGATCGGCAGGGCGTAGATCGCGCCGCCTTCCGACACGATCTCGATATAGGCCGAAGCCAGCGGCTCGATCGGGAACATCCCGTCACGCGCCATCTGCCCGAACTGGGGCGGCAGGGTGTTGATGGACTGGGTCAGTTCCACCGCCGTGAACGGCAGGCGCAGGCCGGAGTCTTGGTTGACGACGGTCGTCGGCATGGGTCGATTTCCTTTTCGGGGTTTCGGTCGCGGGCCGAGGGCCGTCAGCGAACCGGTGAGTTCAGTCGGTGAACGCCGGCCCGCTTCCGGGCCGCTGAGTTAGATGCCGGTCTTGGCCAGGATGCCTTGAGCCAGGAGGGCGGCGAGCGCCGTGGCCTTCTGGTTGTCAGTGGCACCCGCAGGCCAGACCAGGCTTTCGGCGTGGATGATCGCGGGGCCGCGTCGCAGGTACTTGATCTCGCCGTCGACGCCATCGGCCGCTTGGGCAGGCAACAGGCTGACGCCATAGGCGACGTTGGCACCGCCCGATCCTGCGAAGTCGATCGTCTGCAGCTTCTTGCTCGCCGTGACCTGTGCGATGACGGTGAACTGGTCGATCACCCGCGCGCCGCCGGAGCCGGCCAGCAGCACGCCGTCTTCGGTCGTGAAGGTCGGATTGACCTCCCAGTGGATCAGATCGCCGAGCGTGCCCGGCTGGTTCGTTTTGATGACCTGCATGGCAGGATCCTTTCAGAGAAGCGCCGGTGCCGACCCGGCCAAAAGGCGAGGAGAGGTCAGCGACCCCGCTTGGAGGCGTCGCGGCGGCGCTGGGCGTCCGCGACCAGGGCGCCGCCCATGCCCTGGCTCCCGGCTACGGGAGCGTCCGGGGTCAGGCGGCGAGCGCCGGTCATGGCCGCGTCGAGACGCGACGGCCGATGGGCGGGACCGGCCGCGCCGGCGGAGGCCTTGAACTGGCTCAGGCTCATCCCGCTGCGAATGGCGGCCAGCGCCAGCGCCGGATGGGACGCCGCCTCGGCCGATGCCGCGATGGCCTTCGCCTCGTCGTCGTCCTCATCATCCGCATCGGGATCGGTTTCGTCGCCGGGCTCGTCTTCGCCAGGCAGCGCTGCCTCGTCGGTGCCGCTCTCGGGCGCATTGTCGTCTTCATCCTCAGCCGGGTCGGCCGCGTCCGACGCCTGCACCCTGGCCAGATTGGCCTGAGCGAGTTTCATCGCCTTTTTCGCCTGAGCGACTTGAGCGGCGCGGGTCGGCTTGCCGCCCGCATGGGTTTTCGTGGCCATTGGCCTCTCCTTCGGGGTGGAAGCCGTGCGCGCCCCTGGCGCAGCGGCGAGGGCAGGATCCGCAGGGGCGGAAACGTGATCGACCAGGGCGGCGAACGCCGCCTCCTCGGTCGCGATCTCATCGGCGAGACCGAGTGTGACGCCCGATCGAGCGGGGTCCGTGTGTTCAGCCATGAAGGCGTCGGCGCGCATCGCCAGCATAGCTTCCCGGTCCAGACCGGGCCGACCGGCCGCGACGTCCGCCAGGAACATCTCACCCACCTGGTTGATGTCGGACTGAAGCGCGGTGCGGCCACCCTCGCTGAGCGCCTTCCACCAAGCCCCCTCGGTCTTCACCCCGCCATCGGGAAACTCGATCGACGTGATGGCGACGCCATCCTGCTCAAGAGCGCCCGACCAGTCCTCGTGGACCATCACGGCACCGATAGAACCGACGTAGCCGACGCTGGGTGCCAGGATCCGGTCGGCTTGCGCAGCGATCCAGTAGCCAGCCGAGCAGGCCATGTCCGCGTAGACCCAGATGGGCTTGCCCCCGGCGCTTTCGCGGGCCTCGCGCATGAACTGGGCCAGGGCGGGTAGTCCGCCGCCGACCACTCCGCCCGGCGTGTCGAGGCGCAGGAAGATCCCGCGCACGCGGGCGTCGGCCATCGCCTCGCGCATTGCGATCAGCAGCGTGTCGTAACCGTGCCAGACCATGCCGCAGAATTCGTCACCCCGCTCAACCAGCGGCGTGTCGCAGCAGATGAGCGCGACACCATCCTTCAACGACCAGCAGAACCCTGTGTCTTCGACGTCGCCGAGCCAGCGCGGCGAATAAGCGAGCTGTTCGTCCATCGGAACGGCGGGGATGCCATCGTCGTCCATCGCCGAGATTCGAGGACGCTTGCCACCGTCGGCGAGGCCGACCCGGCGCAGGAAGGCACCGACGCGGGAAGGGCGTTCGAACGCGCGGCTGTCGATCTGCCGGACCCGGTTCGCGAGGTCGCGTGCCGCTGTTGGCGTCAGCAGAAGGGGACGTCCCGCATAGCGGGACGCCAGAAGCTGGACATCTTGCATGGTTTGTCCTCAGGCGCCGGAGCGCTGGTCGAGAAAGGCGGCGTGCTCGGGCGACCGGGCCGTCGAACGCACCCTGGCCAAAGCCCCGGGTCGGGCGTTTGCGGCGTCTTCCGCTTCGGTCTGGGTCAGCGGCGCGGTCTCGGGAGGAGCCGCTGGGTCGGGAAGTTTGAGATCGATCCGACGCTGACGCTCGCGCGCCTGTTGGTCGAGAACCTCCTCCCAATCCTTGCCCTGGTCGGCGCATTCGTCTTCCAGGGTCGAGAGGCCCGCCTCGATGCGCGCGGCGGCGGCGTCGATTTCCTTGACTGGATCGATGTAGCCACGGCCGGGGCCGATCCACTTGGCCTCGGCGTAGGCGTCGACGGCGTCGTAAAAGTCCGGTGCCCCGGCGGGCATCGACAGATACCCCCGGTCGAACGCCTCCTCGAGGAATGCGACGTAATAGGGCCTGACGATCTGGGCCTCGACGATTGAAGACAGTGACTGCGTTTCGGCCCACGCATGAACCATGGCGGCGCGCGCGGACGAATAGTTCGTCTGGCTGTAGTCCATCGACAGCTCTTCGTAGGTCACGCCTAGGGAAGCGGCGATCAGCCGGATGTTGGCGCGGACGAAGGCGTCGAAGCTGGCCACATCACGTGAGGCCGTCTGCATCTCGATCTCGTCGCCGAACGGCAGAACGGGCATGCGCGCCCCGCCGGCGAGGGAGACGGGATTGGATTCGTAGAAGCTCTCGCGCGAGGTCTCGAAGCCTTTCAGGTCGTCGACCTCCAGGAACTCGCTGACCGCTTCCGGCCCGGCGCTCGACTTCACGAACGCGACCATCAACGCGTTGATGGTCGCCGCCTGCAAGGTGGCGTCGGAGAACTTCGCCAGCGACCGGAAGCTCTTCAACGAGGCCGCGAAGCGCGAGACGCCACGGGTCTGTTCCGCGCGCTGCGGGTCGAAGGCGTGAAGCACCTGGGGGCGACCCCAGGCGGTGAAACGATCATAGCCGGTCCAGGTGAATCGCCGGCCATCCACCCCCAGGTCGGCCGGATGCCGTTCGCGGAACCAGTATCGAACCGGGACGCCGACCTCGTTGCGTTCAATGCCGCCGCGCAGGTACCGGTCATCCATCCGACCTGTCGGGTTGGAGAGCCTGTCGGGATCGACAAGCCGCAGGCGGGTCGAGTAGCGAGTGCCCTCGCCCTCGGCCCATTCGACCAGGGCGGGGCCGTCGCCGTCAACCATCAGGTGGGCCGTCGTGACGCGCAGCAGCTGCCCGAAGTTCAGTCGGCGCTCCGCATCGATCTCGAATGCGTGGCCATAGGCATGCGACCGGAACTCGACCTCCATGGCAGCGCCCAGCTCGCGCGCGACGATGGGATCGATGCCGAGGGCCCGGGCATTCGGGCGGGCCGACAATCGCCAGCCTCTGCCGATCGCCGCGTTCTGGCGGCGAGCGACGGCCGAGGCCCCAATGGGATCGTTACGAACCACGTCTCTGGCGCGCGCGACCGAGGGGTTTCGGTTCGGCAGCCACTCCATGTCCGCTGAACGGATCTGGGCGAACCAGTCCGCCATGATCGGCCCGCAGGCTCCGCCTGAATCGTAGGACCCGAAATCGAAACCTCCAGCCAGGGCGTTGGCGCGGGGCTTGTGCGAAGAACTGATCGGTCGTCCGGTGGCGTCGAGCAAGGTCATGCGGTCTCCTAGAACGTGAAGCCGATGGCTCCGCCGCGGCGGCGGCGGCTGCGCCGCTCGAGGCTGGCGATCGTCTCCTCGACGCGTGACAGACTGGCCTGGTTGAACTCTACCGAGCGCCCGCCCGAGGTCACTTTCGAAACTTTTTGTCCCGAGATCAGGTCCAGACGGACGCTCTTGAGGAGCACGAGCTCAGCCGTCTCTTCTGGAGTCAGCGCCATCACAAAACCTTCCGCATGGAATGCCAGCCCAGATCAGCGGGCGGCTCGGCTTCTTCAGGGCGCACGGCGTGCGCCGGTCGGGGACTTGCCGCGAAGATGTCTGCCTGGTTGCTCTGCGGGGCGCGGTTCGTGGAGAGGGCCTCCCAGTCGCAGGCCTCGCCAGTTCCATCTTTCCTCGGAACGCCCACGCCGAGGTTGAAGGCAAGGGCTCGGCATCCGACCCAGATGTCGACCCACTCGTTGCGTTCGCGCAGCTTTTTCCACCAGCGCTTCGTTTCGCCCGTGCGCTTGTCCTTCTCCTCGGCCAGACCCTCGGCCGTGATCTGCATGGCCCAGGCTTCGGTCTCGTTCTGGGACCAATGACCCCGACCCGACAGCGGCGTGGCGTAACCGGCCTCGACCGAAATCTTGAGCGACCAGGCCAAAGCGGCCTTCAGCTCCCAGGTGCCGGTCGGATAAAGTTTGACCCTGCCCTTGACCCGCCCGTTCTCGATCACGCGTTGCGGCTTGGGCTTGCCGAGCGCCGGCTTCTTCCAGCCTGGCTGGCCGTCCATCGCCTTGACGTTCGGCCGCCCGCGGCAGAAGGCATAGACTTTTTGGGTCCTGAACCCGGTATCGACGCCCCACTCAACGTCCAGCTCGCCGCCATCCTGATGCGGATAGGTTTTGCGGGTGATGACGTCCAAGGCCTGCCAGACCAGATCACCGGAGGTGTCGCCTTCGACGATGCCGCGATCGACCACCCACCATTCCGCGCCGGGGCCCCAGCCGATCACGCCCCATTCGAGGTAGCCGCCCTGGACGTCGCAGAAGCCGGTCAGGACCCCCGCGCGAGTTGGGACGGTCCCGAGGTCGTAATCCTCGCGGATCCGGTGCAGATCCTCCCAGGCCATGGCCTCGACTGACGGATCCCAGGCACGACCGTAGACCTGCTGCTCTAGCGCCTTCAGGTCGGCCGGCGTCTTCGCATCGGCGATCGTGCCCGCGATCTTCGACCAGCTGATGAGGCCGCACATGGCCTGCCAGATGTAGTAGCTGGGCTCGCGGCCCTCGCAGTCCCGCGACGACACCCGGTAACGACCATCGTCCGACGGCAGCAGCCAGCGGTCCAGCGCCTCTCGCGTGACGAACGCTGCGGGCGCGGGGTTATCCGGATCGTCCGACGGGAACGTCGGCAGCCAGAACCCGGCCTTGCGGAAGGCGGGCATGTCCGCCTCTTCCAGGACGCCGCCGCAGCCGCCGCCCTCTGGCGGACAGACGAAGTGGTGCGGGGTCCCTGCCCGGTCGCCGGTCTTGAAACCCTCGGGCGTCAGATTGAAGTGGCCGAAACACTGCTGGCATTCGCCATAGAAGCGCCGGCGGTCGCCTGCCTCCTCGGCCTTGGTGATTTCGCAGTCGCCCAGCTCGGCCGGGGTGGAAAGCATGGCCTCTTTGGAGCCCAGGACCGAATAAGCCGCCTGGCGTTCGCGGGCTTGTTTGACCGGAGCGCCGCGGGTGCCGACTTCCTTCAGGGCGTTCCCGACTTCCTCGAGGACCAGGTTGCCCGCCGAGATCATCTGAAGCTCTTTGGGCGAGGCCAGGTTGAACAGGGCGATCGTCGCCCCTGTCATCAGCCGTTTCTTTCGCATGCTCGAGCCTTCGCTCGATTTGGTCGAGACCGGCTTCACGCGGCGGCGCAGCTCCGGGCTGTCCTCAATGATCGGCGCAAGCTTGGCGTCGTCGTATTTCGGAATCTCGGCCGCCGACGGCAGGCCGATGGCGAAGGGTGCCGGACGGTTCACGATCGACCAGGCGATCCACAGTTGCCCGATCGAGGACTTGGCCGACTGGGCCCCTCCCCTGACCGCCACGCGCGTGCAGGGATCGTCTGGGTGAAGCCGGTCCAGCGGCTCCCGCAAGTATTCGACGCCGTCGAAGCCGAACGGCACGGGGCCATTCTGAGCCAGCGGGGAGCCGGTCCTGGCCGAGAGCATCACATGCCCCTGCTCGACCCATTCCGAGATGCTGACATCGGCCGGCGGCGCGAAGTCTTGGGCGACCGAGGCGACCACCAGCAAGGCGGCCGCCGAGAGTGGCGACGCGAACATGGTCAGGCGGCCTGGACGTCTTCGTCGACGGACGGACCGGGGTCCATTTGCTGGCCTGCAGCCTCGATCATGCGGTTGACGGCGGCCATGCGTGCCGCCCGATGGGCCTTGCGGATCTGCATGCCGATTTCCCGGCCCAGTTTCGCGGTCAGCTGGCCCTCCTGACGCGCCAGCTCGGCGGCGTAGGCTTCCAGCATGCCGGTGCAGATCGTCCGGACCTCCTCGGCGTGCACCAGCGCGCCGGTCTCGAGGGCTTCCTCGCGAAGCCGCTTGCGCAGTTCGATCTGCTTGAGCTCGAGGTTTGCGTTCGCGATGGCCGAGCCACCCGACACGGGGGCATCTTCCTCAAGATCCGCCATCTGGACGACGGCGCGACCGAGCGGAACGTGCTCGGGCGCATCGAGGTCGCGCGCTTGGCGCTTGTCCGCGACGTACAGCGACGTGTTCCGGTGCGCCTTCAGTGCGACCAGATCGACGTAGCGAAACTTTCCGACCTTCTCCTGCCCAATGTCAGGGTTGCGGGCCAGATATCGCGACACGTTCGACGCATCGATCCGATCTCCTGCCTCGGTCAGCGCCGCCGCAGCTGCGACGACGGTCACCCACCCCTGACGGGGCGCGTTCCGTGCGCTCATGCATGCAGTTCCGTGCGATGAAGTCTAACCGTGCGCGGTCCGTGCTACGCCGCAGGATTAGGCTGATTTTTGAACGTACACGCCCAGAGTTGCCGTATACGGAAGCGACCCCCCGGAAGGACCCGTGGCTTCGCAAGCTACTGATAGGTAAAGACAAACCCGCCGAGCGCGAGGCTGGCGGGCTTCTCAAGAATGGCTGGGGCTGGATGGCTACCGCACTGCGCGTCAGTCGTCTGACGGCAGCGAAATCACCTGGCGCGAATCAACGCCCATGAGCGTGAATACGACCTCCGCACGATTCCCGTCAACCATCTGCTGGAACACCACCTCGTAGTCGGCGGTCGGGCCATGCCAGCGCAGCTTGTCGCCCTTCTTGAACCGGCAGGCCACGGGCGCAGGCCCGGCCTTGCGCGCTTCCGGCAGGATCACCAGGCCATTGACCTCCCGCGCGCGGATCTCTTCGATGAAGCGGGTCGGGATCGCCCGAGGCCGACGCCCTTCACCAGTGCCCGACGAGATGACCTCGCTCACGCCGAACGTCGAATAGATCGCAGGCCAGCCCGGCTGGTCCAAGTCGACCTGGACGAACAGGTAGCGCGGGATCATGGGCCGGACCGAAGGCGGCACCCCGTTGCGCATGCGGGCGCGAGGCGACGGCGGCACCATCGGCATGTAGACCGCATGGCCCTGGCGCTCGAGCTGGTACTTGGCCAGCTTCTCCTGGTTCACGTGAGTGATCACCACGAACCAGGGCGCGGCGGGCTTCGTGTCTTCGACCATGAGGGCGGTCACAGGCGGGGTCCTTTCAGGGCAAGGGTCCGCCCAGTCAGGCCAGAGCGCGCCGTCCCGCCCTGTCCCGGTTTGGCGTCCCGGTTATTTCTTTGGTTCACTTGAGAAAAAGAGAGAGTGGGACGCGTGGGACGCATGGGATGCACCTGTGGCGTCATGTGCATCCACGGGTGCGCGCCTGCACAGGAGGGCGGCGGATCAAGCGTCCCAACCGTCCCATCGTCCCGAATCACCCTGAAAGCCCCGTCAGTCATGGCTTTCCTCATGGGACGCAGGACGGGACGCAGGGCCGAACCGGGCGTCCCAATCGGGTTCGTCGAAGGGGGACGCAGCCCTGGGGTCCACCCCCACGGCGACGGGCTTCCCTAACCAGGGGGTCAGGGGGACGGCGATCGCGCGGCTCTGGTGAAGCCCGAACCGCTTGGCCGTCGGCAGATGTCGTGGCGCATAGGCGTCGCCCAAGTCGGCCAGGTGCTCGAGCACCCCGCGCCAGTTGGCGTACTGGGTCCCCGCCAGCCCCTTCACGAGGGCGGGATGATTGGTCGAGATCAGTAACCACGGCCCCGGCCGCTCGGCATTCGCATGCCCATTCTCGACGATCAGCCCGAACGTCTTCAGGACCTTGTCGTGATACCCCGGAGAGGTTGCCTCTTCTTCGATCATCTCCCCGATCGTCAGGTGTCGATCTTTGACATGCTGCCCAGAGTTCATGGCCCAGATCCGCGAGATACAGCCCTGCCCCGGGTTCTGCGCCGACGACGTCTCCTCCCGCCCCTGGATCAGTGCTGACCACAGGCGCACCTCGTCTCGCGCCCCCTCGAGCGACAGAGCCTCGTCGCTAAGCAGAAGCCTTCGCCCGGCCGCCAGGGCCGCGATCAAGTCGGCCGCGCGCGGCAGCGAGCCACCCTCGCCCAACGCCGTCTTCAGCATCCCGGCATCGGCCTTGAAGCGATCAGCCAGGCGCACGGCGCGCGCCAGCAAAGCGGGCGACGCCTCCCGCGCCCAGTCGATGGCGGCGCTTAAGTCGCCGTCCGCGCCGCCCTTCGCCTTGCCCAGCGGCCTCAACCGGACCTCGACCATACGGGTGGCCATGGCGTCGCCTAAGGCCACCGGGAAGATGCTGGCCAGATAGGCGCAGCCCACGGCCGTGGTCGCGACGGTCCTGCCGCCGACGTCGCCCTTGCGCCCCGACGACCCGTCGCCGGTCGACATCCGGCGTAGCACTTCCATGACCCGCTCGACCGGCCCCTGTCCGTCCGGACTGGGCTCGGCCTCGTCCATGTAGAGGCCCCTCGCCTCCCCGGTCAGGCTGTTCTTGATCCCCGCCTCGGTGAAGGTGTCGAGCAACTCGCCGGCATTGGCGCTCCCCGCTGCCTGCATCAGGCGCGACAGGGTCGTCTTGCCCGTCCCTGCCCCGCCGCTGACCGAGATATGCGGTCGGAAACTCGGCACCCCGCCCAGCAGCGCGACCCCCTGCCAGCCCATCAGGACGTCGGCCTCCGACAACCCGCCAGACCCCATGGGCGCGAAGGCCCACCGGTCCAGATGGCCCCTCAGGGTCTCGCCGTCCGCGACCGTCGCGGGCTTGCCCGGGCGGGGGACCGGGGGCCGCAAAAGCCAGATGGGTCCCGATCCGGTTTCGCGCAGCGCCGTCGCGACCGGCTTCCAGTCGTCCTTTCGGAACGGGGCCCGGCCGACCGCGTCGCCGGCGTGGACGATCGGCCCCTCTGCGCTGGGCCAGACGCCGTATCCACGCTTCGGCCGGTTGTCGTCCCATCGCCCGGCTTCGCGACAGGCGTTCACGAACCACTGGGCCGCAAAGTCCCGCTGAAACCTACCCTCGCTGTCGCGCCAGTGGATCAGGAACTGTCGCCCGGCCTTGGAGACGTACAGGTCGGTCTTCAGCATCGCCGGGATCTTCGCCGCCGGCTCCTCGCGCAGCTCGCCCTCAGGCAGGGCGAAGACGACCTTGCCGCCATAGAAGCCCAGGGGGATCACGGGCGAGGTCGCCGGATCCACCTCGACCCACAGCGAACCGGCCTTCAGCTCGGTGTCCGGATCCGCATCCGGCATGTCATAGGATTCGCTCACGCCATCGCCCCCGTCTCGCCCGAGGCCGTCGCCTTCAGCACATCATTGAAATCCAGCCCCAGCGGCGACCGCGTCGCCTTGACGACCGTCCCGCTGTCCGGGGCCAACCGCCGACGCCAGCCTGCGACCCCCAGGGCACCACACACCCGCGCCCGTTCGGCCGAATGCCGCTCGAACGTCGTCAGCTTGGTCTTTTTCTTTCCGGCCCAGCCCTTGACCTTGACCGGGCTCATGTCCCCGTCGGTCGCGACCTCGACCAGGCCGAACGGGTGGGCCGGATCTTCCGGCCAGGTGAAGGGCGGGCGCAGCGGGTCAGGCGTCACCGACCAGACGTCCCGCGCGCCCGTCTTCGGATCGGTCACCTCGAACCCGGCCAGCCGGTCTAGCGACCCTGCGGCCGCGGCTCGCACAGGCAGACTTAGATCACCGGCCAGCAGCATCGCCCGTGACAGGGCGTTTTCGATCCCCTCCGCGACCACCAGAGGACCGGGCGCGTCCGGGCGCGTCAGCCAGATCCCGCCGGGCACGGACATGGTGTCGTCGCCGACCGCGACGCGGACGCCCTGCGGACCCCACATGCGCTTGGCGGGGTCCCGGTGCGTCTTCCGCTTCCCGTCTGGGCTCAGATAGGTGACGTGCACGCCGCCTGTCGGACCGAACTCGGTCATGATCAGACCGATCATCGCAGGCAGGCGCACGCCGTGCGTCGGGTCGCCGCTGTGATAGGCGGCGGGGTGGAACCTCAGCAGGGCCAGGGCCCGCGCCGCCACTGGCCCGCGGATCGCCCGCGCCTCGAGATAGGTCTGCGCCGGAGATCCCAGCGCCGCCCCGGCTTCCCGCCACAGGCTCCGCGCCAGCTCCGTCTTCCAGGCCGCATCGGCCATGGCCTCTTCTTCGGCCTGTGCGCGTGCCTTCGATCGACGCTCGCGGCTTTCCGCGCTCTCTTCCTGGGCCACCCCGCCGACCAGACGCCGGGCAGCATCGGCCAAAGTATCAGAGCCGCTGGAATACAGACGATGCTCCAGATCGACGACGTCGCCACCCTTGGGATCGCAGGACCAGCACTTCCAGCGGCGGCCGCTGTCCAGCACCGCGAAGGGCTGAGCCTTCGAGTTCGCGCCGCAGCCGTTCAGCGGACACACGCCGCGCCCCTTGCGCAGCACCGTGCGCCCGCCCCGTTCCGCCACGTCTTCGCAGGACACGGCGGCGCTGGCGCGATCGAACAGGCTGGCGTCCATCAATCCATCACCAGGCTGTCGGCCGTCCACTGGATCAGGATGCCCTCAAAGGCATCGAGACCGGGATGCTCCTTGGCCCAGAACGCAGCCAGGTCACCCCAGTCCGCGAACCCGTCGGATCGCGCAAAGTGATCAAGGCCGCCGGGACAGGTCGTCACCCCGATACCATGCAGATCGATCGACGGATCCTCACCGAACCGGAAGCGGATCGTCGACACCTTCAGGCAGGTCGCCGTGGCCAGCAGCTTGCACGACCGCGTCCGCATGCCGGTGTAGAGCTGCAGCGTCTCCCCGGCCCGCGCATGCCGCTTGCGGTCGGCCCGCACCGTCTGCGTCTTCACGCCCGACCGGATCAGAGGTCCGAACCGCGCCTTGAACGAATACGCGACCATCAGCTCAGCCCCGCCAATTCAAGCTGGGCCGACGGAGCCTCGCCGGCGAACGTCTCACGATCGTGGGGGCGCGAAAGCCGATCGCATGTTCCCGGCGGGATGAGCCGCTCGAGGGTCGCGTCCATCGCCCAGGCGGCCTCGATCGCGTGGCGGAACGGGCTGTCCGCCAGCGCGACAGGATGCATCCAGACGAACCAGGCATAGGCGGTCGCCGAGGACAGGTCGGGGTCCCAGCTGCCCAGCTGCATCGGGACCCGCTCGGCGAACGGGGCGGTGACCGCCTTGCGCAGCATCAGCGGGTATCGGCCAACACTCTCAGTGAACGCCAGACGGCAAAGCACGGCGACGCCCCGTCGCGCCACCTGCAGACCACGCTGGACGAAGGCTTCGGCCTTGGCGAACGGAGGGTTCGTGACCACCCAGTCGACACCTGCACCCTTCACGGACGGCAGGGCGCCGCCAATGGCTGACGGATCGAGAAAATCCCGCACGACGTTCCGGCCATAGGCGTGCACGTCCGAAGCGAACACGTGATCGAAATAGGCCTCGAGCGGCAGCGCCATGTGCAGCTCGCCGCAGGCGGGCTCCCAGACCGTCAGGGGTTCGGCTGGGGACGGGTCCAGCATCCGGACCAGTTCGCCGCCGGCCCGCGCCGCCCACGGCGGTGTGGGGAAGAAGTTCAGCTCGCGATACAGCGCCGTCTGCGGATCATCGCCTGCGATCAGCGCTCCGGCCCGACCCTCCATCCCAAAGGGCAAAGAGGGCGCCGACGGCGCCCCATGTCTCGGATGCTTGGCCCCTGTGATCGCCCGGCTCATGCCGCCACCGCATCGATCAGGCCGTCGGGATGCACGCCGAACAGATCCGCGACCTCCTCGGCCGTCCAGATAGGCGAGGCCAGGAACCAGCGGGCCCAACGGGCGATGTCCGTCGTCACGGGCTTCAGGCGCACGACGTGCGCAGGCTTCATCGGCTTCGGCTGCGCCGACGGAGGCCGCGGTGCTGGCAAGGGCCGGGCGGCCCGATCCGGCGTCGGATGCGGCCTGGACCGCGCGCAGCTCAGGTTGTCGGGCAGTCCGACAGGGCGGGGCGCGCTGGCCTTCGGAGCCTTGCGCTCCCGCGGAACGAAGGGCGGGGGCGCGGCCGGGTTGAGGCCCCCCGTGATGGCCCGGACAGGCGCGGGCGGCGACATCGGCCGGACTTCGACAGTGGCATCTACACCGTCCAGCGCCTCGACCACGCTCAGCATGTCGTCGGTTGTGATCCCGGCTTTCGCGAGCATCGACGGAGCCAGTTCCGGGCCGTGAAGGGTCAACCGTTCGGCCAAGGCCAGGTTCGCGGTCCCGAACCGCGCATGCAGGGCGGCACCGGCCAGCTGACGCGCACGACGGCCATCCAGACCCCTGTCGTTGACCTTGCTGGCATCGACGCCGCGCAACCGGCAGGCGGCCGTCACGGCAGCCGCGACGATCGCGTCTGACGGCATGACACCGCGACCGGGTTTCACGGCGCCGCTCACAGTTCGGCCTCCGACAGCATGCGCGCGATCCGCGCCGGACCGGGCGGCGGCGGCTCGCCGCTGAGAAGATCGAACTCGTCGCGCAGCGCCTCCACCCTCTGCCGCTTGACGGCCTCCCTCACCGGACACACTCCCGGGCTTCGGGCTTCGGGCTTCGGGCTTCGGCGCGGCCGCTTCGACGGCCTGAACCGGGGGCGTGGGGGCCGCGCCTTCCAGGTCGCGCCGCATTCGAACGACCCATCCGACCGAACGCCCCAGGATCAGGCCGCAGCTGGCGTCGCTCATGCCGGACGTCAGGGCGCCCATCTGCTGATCGGTCAGACCCCTCATCCGTCGATGTCCTTGCGAAAGGCCGGGGCATTGGCCCCTTCGTGCGCGGTCAACGCCGTGTCGGCACGCCGCGCGGCGGAGGCCAGATCGCCCTGGATGTCACTCCGGCTGGCGGCGTTCGCCTCAGCATAGCGGCGGGCTGTCTGGCCCAGCACGAAGAAAGGATTGCCCGCCGCTTCCGCACCCGGCGCAGGCACCTTGGCCGCGCGCTTGGCCTGCCGCGCCAGCCCGGGCGCGGGCTGCACTGCGGGCCCGCGCGCCGCACGCTCGGCCAGCCGGATCAGGCCGCGCCAAAAATCGAGATCCTCCGGCGTGATGATCGCCCGTTTGGCCCGGTTCATCCTGCACCCCGCGAACCGGTTTTGCCCGGTTTAAGGCGGGCGGCCGCGTCGGCCGCCTCCTGGATCTCGCGCAGCGCCTTCTGGGTGACGTGCTGGACGTTCCGGATTTCCGCCTCGGTCCGCTCGCCGTCGGCCTCCATGGCGTGGACGGCCCCCAGGGCCTCGGCCGCGGCCTGGACGGCGTCGACGACGGCCGCCGACAGGGTCTCGTCTTCCTCGCCCTCGATGGCGCGCGCGGCAGCGCCCGTCACGATCGGCGAACCCGCCACCGCCTCCAGCGTCAGGATCTGGCGGAAGCTGGGCATGTCCGGCGCGTTGATGTTCTGCAGCAGGCTGACGCGCTGATGCTTGCAGGCAAGCTCGACCCCGCACGCCTCGACCCCGCCGCAGGCCTTCACCAGCTGGCGGAACAGGGCCTTGATCTCCCCGTCGGTCAGGGCGCGGCTCATTGCAGCGCCTCGCCGACTCGGGCTTTCGTTTCGGCCCAGGAAACGGACAGCGCATGCCACAGTCGGACAATCAGCGGATCGCGGACCTCGAGCGCCGCTTGGGCACGCTCGAAGAGGAAGCGGGCGCACTGTGGCTCATCATTCGGGTGTTGGCCCAGCGCCGGACAACCGAGACATCCCTTGAGCTCGCGTCCGTTATTCAGGCCTGTGCCGCAGCGTCTGCACCATTCCCGGTCGCCTACGACGCGCTCACCAACCTGCTCGACAGCATCGAGAACGCCCCCCGGCTGTAAGGGGCCAACATCTCCCTTCCGGCAGGTCAGCCTCACGTCCACAGAGACAAGATCGAGCTTTGCCCCTACCCCGCGAGCACCGGGCTTTGGAAGGAAGCGGACATCCAGCGCCCGCACTTCGGCCGCGATTGTCATTGCAAGGCTCCGGATTTTGCACCGGCGCCAGCGGGCTCGGTCGGCGCCATGGATGGGGCCTCACCAGAAGGGGCCGCCTCATGCTCACGACGCTCAACCCGACTAGCAGCGGCGACCGCCAGATCGCTCAACGTGGCGACCCCCTGCTCGGCCAGAGCCTTCCAATAAGGGGCTGGAATGCTGTCGTTTCGACGCCATTGCTTGATCGTCCCGGCCGAGGCCGAGACGATTTTGGAAAGAGCGGATGGCCCGCCGGCGTCGCTGATGATCGAGGCATGAGTTCGCATGGTGGCGAACGGTATGAATTATACCCGATTCGTGTCAACTCATCTGGCAGGTCTTATACCCAATCGGGCGGTATCTTTTGTGCCATGTCCGAACGACACGACCGACTCCGCAAGGCCCGTATCGACGCTGGATTTGTTTCCCAGGCAGAAGCGGTGCGTCGGTTCGGCTGGAACGCCAACACCTACAAAAGCAACGAGAATGGCAACGCCCCCTTCTCGTTTGATCAAGCCGTCATTTACAGCAAGGCATTCAAGGTCCGGGCGGAATGGCTCTACTCCGCGCACGGGTCCATGAGGGCCGACAGCCAGATTCCCATAATCGGGCGGGTCGGCGCAGATCCAAACGGTCGCATTATCCGCACCGCGGGTCAGGCCGCTAACGACACGGTACCGCAGCCAGTCGGGGCTACGTCCGATTCAGTCGCAGTGGAGGTGGATGGTCACTCCATGCGAGGTTTTGCCGACGATGGTGCCCTGGTCTACTTCGAAGATCAAAGCACACCACCCACAGAGGACATGATCGGCGAGATCGTGGTGGTTCAGGTTGCAACGGGCGAAGACCCCAGCGACGACGAAGACATCCTCATCAAGCGCCTGCAGCGCGGCAGCCGGGACGGTCTCTTTGACCTCGAGAGCATCAATGGCCCGCCGATGCGGGACGTGAGGATCCGCTGGGCGGCCGAAATCATTCAGATCACGCCTCCCCGACAGGCGCGTCGCCTGATCCGCCGAGGACTGGCCTAGCCTCCGCCCGCGTCGAGTTCGGCGATCCGCGCTTCGATCAACGTTGCGAACTGGTAGATTTCGGTCAGGTCGCTGATGAGGTGGCGCTCTTCCGCCTTATCCTTGAACGTGCCGATATACTTGGCCGTCAGCCCGTTGAAGTGCAGGCGCGCCAGAGTCTTTCGATTGTTGTCGTCGAGCAGGATCGCGCAATAGGACTTGGCATCCCGCATCACTACACGCTTGGGCGATGTGACCTTGGACGCGATAGCCTGGATGATGTGAAACCCCGACACCTCTTCGGCTGTGGTCACCACTGCGTCCTGCCCATCGGCCTCGGGCGGAACGCCATCATCGGCATTGGCCACGGCCGAGGTTGCGTTGAGCGCAGACGAAAGCCGATCGTTTACGGAGTCGCGGACGATCGCAGAGAAGGTCGCGGCGATCATTTTCCCAAAGCTGTCACGAACCTGCGCAGTGATCCGCCCTTCGTGCACACGGGGTGCCAGGAGCTTGACGAGATCGTCTGACGGCTCGGCCATCTCCCGCTCGAGCTCCTTCCGCAGGAGCGACTGGGTTTTCAAGTGGCCGGCTTCGCGCACGATGTTCTCGATGTCGAAAGCGCCTTTAGTGAACTTCTCGATGGTGCGCGCGTCGCCGGGACGAATGCTGTCCATGCTGAAGGTGAAAAACGGACGCTCGTCCATGCGGTTGGCCGCTTCTACGTCGGTATAGAACTGATAGACCACGCCATTCGTGAGCACTGCCAGGCGAGCGTCGGTGACGCCGAAATATCGGAACAACTGGCTGGCGTGGTTGACGTTAAGGGCGACCGAACTCGGTTTGCATTCGATCAGTATCTTGACCTTGCCACCCTCGCAGATGGCGTAATCAACCTTCTCACCCTTCTTGGTTCCAACGTCGGCCGTAAACTCTGGAACCACCTCGGCAGGATTGAAGACGTCGTACCCGAGGGCTTGGATGAACGGCATCACCAGCGCCGTCTTGGCGGCCTCCTCCGTGAGTAGCACTTCCCGGTGCTGAGCCGTCCGCGCTGCCAGTTCCGTCAACTTCGCCTGAATGTCCACTTAGCACCCTCCCTGATTGCCGAGACGCTACGGGGGCAACCCCGGTTGTGTCGAGAGTCATCCGGCCTTCGGACCAATCGGGTATTATTTGTACCTTTCTTATTGACGTAATAAGGTATGTTTTATACCCTTATGCCGTCCCGCACCGGTCGGGGCGATGAGCGAGCCGATCGGTGCGGGCGCCCTTTTCACAGGAGCGCCCGCGTGTCCCAGACCCCCATCCCCCTGTCCGCCGACCCGGCGCACGCCGTGCGCCGTCCTATTCTTCACCCCGCCGACGACCTGTTCGCCGAGATCATCCACGCCCTGAAGGCCGGCCCCCTGCTGGGCTTCGACATGGGCTCCGCCGCCGTCGTCGGGGCTTCGGGCGTCGAGGGTCGCGTCTGGATCCGGGTCGGCGATGCCCGCGCTCAAGCAGCGAGCGGCCGCGCCGCGAGCGATAGCGCACTGCCCATGCGCACATTCACCCTGACGACGCTGGACGCGTCCCTGCTGGCTCTGCTCATCCGGCTGGACGCCATGCGCGGCGCAGACCTTTTCGCCGATGCCTTGGTGTGCGGCTCGATCGATGCCGAGCGCCGGGTCGAGGCCATCCACCGCTGGTCCGGCCGGATCCGCCCGACCGAGGACGCGGAATGAGCACCGCGACCACCCACGTCTCGACCGTGCGCACCCTCGCGCCACCGGCGACGGTTGATGTCGATGCCTTCGGCGATCAACCCGCCGGGGCCGACGCCTTCCGGCCACTGGCCGAACAGCTGGCCGACCCCTGCGTCATCACCGAGTACCGGCCGGGGTCGTGCAGCACGGCCCGCACCGAATCCTTCGGCGGCCCCATGGGGCCCCTGCCGGTCGAGGTCGCCAAGACGATCCTGCGCTGTCTGGACCGGCGGCCCGAGGCGGTCCTGTGCGACCCCGACCCCGCGGGCGTGCCGAACCGGGCCTATGTCACCGACGGCCAGGGCGCGCCCTTGGCCCGCGTCACCGGCCTGACCCCCGACCAGTTCAACGACGCCCTGCTGTCCCTGGCCGTCGGCGGCTGGGAGCCCGGCCGCAATCGCGAGGTCGTCCGCCCGATGACGGCGATCGCCGCCGACCGCATGCCCGCCGGGCGCGTCGGACCGGGAGGTCCGGAACGGCCGACGACCGCGCCCCACCAGCCAGCCCGTCAGTCGAGGTTCCTGTGATGCGGCGCGGCCCCCTGCTGTCCGACCGTGGCCGCCAGTGGGCGGCCGTCATCCTGACCGCCCTCGCCGCCCTGGCGATGGCCCTGCTTTGCGGAGATCCGTCGTGATCGAACCCAACATCCTCGCTTTCCAGAACGCCGAGCTCCTGCAGGCGATCGAGGACGCACCCCTCGGCCAATGGACCAAGCGCGGCCTGGCCGAGCATCTGAAACGGGACGAGTCCAACCTCGGTAAGACGCTCACGCGCCTGACCAGCGAGGGCATCCTCGCAGATCCGCCGCTCTCTGGCCTGACCGACGAAGGCCGCGCGCAGCTGGCGGCGTTCAAGCGGGCCCGGCACGGCGGCGAGCGCCGGAAGGCGAAGGGGCGCTGGCCTCTGGACAAGTTCCGGCGCAACCCGTCGAACCGCCGCATCGATCCGGAGGCCGTGCTGGGGCTCGCCGACGCCATCGCCGGCGTGGGCGACATCCTGGTCCCGCTGATCGCATCCATGCCCGACGACGACGGCATCCGCACAATCTGGGCGGGCGAACGCCGGTGGCTGGCGGCCACGCGTCTGGCCCAGACCGATGGCCTGCCCTCCGCCCTGCTGGAAGGCCTACCCTTCAACGAACGCGAGGCCGACGCCGGCGAGGCCGCGCTGATCACCCTGGTCGAGAACGGGGCCCGGTCGGACCTGACGCCTTGGGAAGACGCGAAACAGCTGCGCCTCGCCGCCGACGCCACGGGCCTGAACGGCACCGAACTGGCCCGCCGCATCGGCCGGGCCCGCGAGGGCGATCGCGGTGGGGTCCGCGACGTCCAGACGAAGCTGAAGGTGGCCCGAGAAGCGAGACCCGACGCCATCGCCGCCTATGAGGCCGACCCCGCGGCACCCGGTGCCTGGGAGACCTTGCGCAACAGCGTCGTCGACCGCTCGGGCAACAGCATCGTCACGACCAAGGCCCAGCGCCTGGCGCTGGCCGAGCTGCTGCACAAGGCGGGCGGCCACTCCGGTCAGGCCGTCGCCATCCTGCCGGCAGGCCACGCGGGCGACGGGCAGCGCCTTGTCCAGTACGGCCTTGCCATCCTGACCCGCGCGGTCACTGGCGACACCGCCCAGGTGACCCGGGTAGGCGTCGACTATCTGCAGGCCGAGGGCCTGACCGGAGGGATCGAGTACGCCCGCGAGAAGCTCGGCTTCCCGGGCGGCTACGGCATCGCCCGCTATCGCACAGAATGGCTGAACACGGCGGCGGCGACGACGGCACCATCGACCCGTCCGGATCCCGAGGTCGCAGCGCTGGCGGGCATCGAGCCGATCACCGTCAGCCCGCTGATCGGCTACACGCCAGGCCAACCCTACCCCCGGCGCTTCGATCGTCACAATCCGGCGACGAGGGTCCGCGACTTCGTCCCCGCCTTCGATGATGCCCTGCCGCTGTCAGAGCAGATCGACCAAGGCTCGCTGGAAATCTTCACCCTTCCCCATTCGTCCGCGAAACAGGCGCAGTACGCGAATGGCTATCCCCGGGCGCAAATCAAGATCGCGCGTTTGGCGGGTGGCGACGCCTGGATCTATCGCGCGGGGTACAGCACGACCGCTGCCGGCCATCACGAGGACCTGGAGCGGGTCTGGGCCAGCCAGGAGGCTTTCCCCGATCGACGCACGGCGCTCGAGGCCGGCGTCGACCTGATCGCCGACTCCCTCGGCAGCATGATGCGCGGGACGCTCCCGGTCGACATAGCGACATGGCTCGCTAACCCAAAGGTCGCCAGCCCGCATGTCGTCCGGGGCGTCGATCATCTGAACGCCGCGCGGGCGGGCGAGGCGAGGCGTGCGGCTGGACTTGAGAAAACGCACGCCAATTATGGCAGCGGCGACAGCGCACGCCGTGCGCCGAGCCAGCAGGGCGTCCTTCAGGAAATGACCCGGGCCGCCATGGCCGAGGGCGAGCAACCCAGTGCGGACACCCCCTCGCTGGAACAGCCGGAACCAGAAGCCGCAGACGCAGACGCCGGCAAGGCGGCCGAGACCCTTGCCCAGGTCCGCGCCTTCGTCGCCGAGGACGGCTTGCGCCAGGCCTTCGGCGGCTGGCGTTTCCGCCAGCTCGCAACGCCAATCGGGCTCACGGGCCCGTTCGTCTCCTCCGGATCCGGCGGATCAGATGACCCCGAGGAAGCTGGTATCGTCTGGACCTGCGATGGGTCCGCGATCGCGACCTGCGACCCGACGGGCGAATGGGCCGTCGACCATGCCGAGGCCCAGGCCGAACTGGTCGCCTATGCCCTGAACGTCGCCGGGGCCATGGCGCCCAGCCTGGTCCCTGACTTCGCGATCGACTGGCCGGACGAGCCGAAGGACGAAAGCCCGGATCAGGCCCTTGCGAGGATCGGCAACCTGGTCCTGCAGGTGCTGTCCCACAACGCCACGACCGTGGCGGGCAGCGAGGATGTGCTGGTCGAGATCGCTCGCCAGTTCACCCGGACCGTCCGCGCCGCCGAGGACCGCCTGCGCCGCGCCGTCGATAGCAGCACCCAGGACGCCGCCTGATGCCTCGGCCCTGGATCGAATCCGCCGCCCTGCTCGCCTTTACCCCGCCGGGGCCGCCGCCCCGCCCCCGCCTCAAATATCGGAGACCCCGCATGAACGACCTTCGCTTCGCCCTGATCCGCCAGGGCCCGGCCGACCTCGACACCACCCCGATCGGCCAGCCCGACCTGTCGTCCCTGGCCCGCGCCATCGAGCGCGAGCGCAAGGGCCGCACGATCGAGCTGGTGCAACGCGACGACTTCGAGTTCGAGACCGATCGCGAACTGCACACCGTCGTCGAGGTCTGGACCCTCGACATGGGCAACAGCCGCGACAGCCGCATCGCCGTTGCCTGGCTGAACGAAGGCGGCCGCGAGAGCCTCGAGCCCGCCCTGCTGGCTGCCCGCACCGACCGCCCGCGCGCGCAGCCCCGCCAGAGGGCCGCATGACCGCCTTCGATCCCATCCCCGGTCGCCACCCGCGCCTGCCTGTCTGGGCCGCCCACTTCCGGCGCAGCGGATGGTCGCTCGCCCGGGTCGCCGCCCTTTTCAACATCGACACCATAGAGCTGACCGATGCCGGAGTGCGCTGATGCTGGTGCGGATCGGCGACGCGATCCACCGCCTGCTCCTCAGGGCGCGAGGCTGGGCGCGCCTGCTGTGACCGACCTGATGCCCGAGGGCCGCTGGGCGAAGATCCTCGACCTTGCGTCCGATCGCGCGGTCCGTCGGCCCGAGATCTACCACGCCACCCGCAGCGGGCGTCACCCGGGCAAGCTCGAGCGCGTCAAGATCTGGCGCGCGATCGGCAACCTGACCCGCGCCGGCCTTCTCACCCACACCCGCCAGGGCTTCCTCGCGACCGACGACGGCCGCCGGGCCCTGCGCGAAGCCCACCGAGGCCAAAATGGCTGAACCGATCGAGCCCCAGCACCACAAGATGATGAACGATCTCGCGCACGAGCTCGACGGCCGCTTCAACCCGCCGATCCTGCCCGGCCTTCCACGCGGCGAGCGCAAGACCGGCTTCTTCCTCGCCGTCTTCGACTTCAACACGAACGGCGAAGGTGGCCGCTTCAATTACATCAGCAACGCCGACCGGCTCGATGTCCGCGTCCTGCTTCGAGAGATGCAGGCCCGGTTCGAGGGTCAGGCCCAGACCTCAGGGAGGGCCTGATGGCCGACAGCACCCACATCGAATGGACTGACGCGACCTGGAACGTCGTGACCGGCTGCAGCGTCGTCTCGCCTGGATGCACCAACTGCTACGCCATGCGCCTCGCCGGCGGCCGGATGCAGCACCATCCAAGCCGCGCGGGCCTGACGATCGAGACCAAGGCCGGGCCCGTCTGGAACGGCCAGGTGCGGTTCAATGAGGCGTGGCTCTATCAGCCGCGTTCCTGGAAGACGCCCCGACGGATCTTCGTGGCCGCCCACGGCGACCTCTTCCACGAAGGCGTGAGCGACGGCCAGCTGATGCGCATCATGTCGGTGATCGCCGAGACGCCCCACCACACCTATCAGATCCTGACCAAGCGCCCGGAGCGGGCCCGTGATTTTCTCCGGCAGTTCGCGGACGTCGCCGAAGGCAGTGGGTTCGTGGGCGCACGGGGACCGGAAGCGACCCGGGCGGCGCACAAGGATGGCAGGGGCCAGCTCTTCGCCGACATGCTCGAGGCCATGGGAACGCCGCCGGAGGGCTGCGCCTATCCGACCTACGACTGGATGAACGGGATGCAGAGCCTGCCCGACTTTTTGCCGAACATCTGGCTCGGAGTTAGCGTCGAGGATCAGGTCCGGGCCGATGAACGCATACCGATCCTGCTCGACACGCCGGCAGCCGTCCGCTGGATCTCGGCCGAGCCGCTGTTGGGGCCGGTCGATATATCGAAATGGCTGTTCGGTCGATCCGAGCCATGTGCGCAATGCCCAAAGGATCTGGACTGTGAATGCGGCTGGGCTGGACGCCAGATCCTGGAGGGCGAGGCCGCGTTACATTGGGTGGTCGTGGGCGGAGAGAGCGGGCCCGGCGCGCGCCCCATGCACCCGGACTGGTCTCGTCAGATCCGCGATCAGTGCGCGGCGGCCGAGGTCCCCTTTCTGTTCAAACAGTGGGGAGCCTGGGAGCCACGCGCCGCGTGGTCGCCCGGGCCCGTCACCCAGCGCGCGATCATGCTCGATGGCTCGCCGTGCCCCGACGATGTCGCTCCCCAGGACGTCGGCGCGCACCGCTTCGTCTCGGTCGGCAAGAAGGCCGCGGGCCGCCTTCTCGATGGCGTCCAGCACGACGGCTATCCCCAATGACGGCCGTCAACGAACCCGTTCGCCGGGAACTCTTCATGCAGTTCCAGATGGTCGCCACCGGGCACCCGGCGATCGACGCCCTGGCCGCGTGCTACGACCTGACCGGAGCCCTGACCGCCTTTTGCTGCGACACGCCCGAAGAGGCGGAGCGCGTACTGCGACAGACGGCCGACGACATGATCCGCGACGTCCGGGCGAACTGGGCGACCTCGCGCGAACAGCGTGCGCAGAGCTTCGTTTCCTTCAACGGCGGAAGGACGGCCCGGGTATGATCGTCGTCAAGGTCGAACTCTGGAGCGCGATCGACGGCTCGAAGACCGAGCTCGCGCGCATGCACATCTGCAATGACGGCCGCCGGACAATCGCGAACCCACGTCTCGGCGACTACACCGGCCAGACCTTCGTCGGCCGCGACACCGCCACCCTCGACAAAGGCCGCGTCTCGAAGTCGGGCGAGGTCCGAGACTGGCACCGTCACGACTTCCACGTCTGGAACCTCGTTCGACGCATGCTGGCCAGCATGGGGTACGACAAGTGACCCGCCCCAGCTGCAGATCCTGCCTCTTCGCTGGCCTCGAGCCCGCGACTGAGGCCGACGCCTGGCGGCGCGGCGGTCGCTTCATTCGGACCTGCGCCTTGGGCAAACGCCCGGCCGCCTGCCCCCAGGGCTGCGCCAGCTGGGCCGCGGATCCCGGCGAATCCATGCCGCCCGCCGCCTTCACCCGCGCCGTCCACCACGCAAGACAGCTCCGCCCCGGACCATGACCGCCTCGCCCACCGCCGGAGATCCGCGACGCATCCCGGAGGCCTGGCCTCTGATGCTCAGCCGCGACCAGCTGTGCGCCTATATCGGCGTCTGCGAGTCGACGCTGATCCGGATCTGCCCGGTTCGCCCCCGCGACCTGGGGGCGAACGTCGTGCGCTACGACCGCCGGCAGATCGACGCCTGGGTCGAAGGCCTGCCGCCCCGGTTGATGACGCCCCGGACAGCGGCCTTGCCCAGTGAGACCCAACCGAGTCAGGATGAGGCCGCGCCCGATCCGGCGCAGGATCAAGAGGATCGCGCCGCCGCCGCGCTCGAGCGGGCCAGGGCGCGAGCCTCCGGAGGGCGAAGCCAATGGCGCAGGACGGGGTGAAGGACGATCCGGAGACTGTCCGCGTCCCCTTCGTCCAGCGCGTCCGCAAGCCCAATGGAGACGTCCACCTCTACTTCCGTCGGGGAGCATTCCGCGAAGGACCGCTGAAGAGCCCGGACGGGTCGCCCGAGCTCAAGGCCGAGATCGACGCCATCCTCGAGCGGGTCCGCAAGGCCAGCGACGCGATCGCCCGGCCTGCCGCCGGCACGGTCGGCGGAATGCTCAAGGCCTACAACAAGTCGGCCGAGTTCCTGTCGCTCGCCCGGATCACCCAGCGCGGCTACCAGGACTATATCGACGAGCTGATCGCCGACACCGGCGACCTCTTGCTGTCGGAGGTCACGCGCAGCTGGGTCATCGGCATGCGCGACGCCTGGGCGTTGCGCGGCCACAACGCCGCGAACAAGCGGATGCAGGTGCTCAAGAACGCCCTGATGCCGGCGATCGAGGACGACACCGACCAGCGCATCCAGGGCGACCCGTTCCACAAGGTGCGCAAGGTCCGTCGGCCGCACGACGCCGGCGAGGCGCATCCCGCCTGGGAACTGGCCGAGGTCGAGATCGCCATCGAGGAAGCCATCCGTCGCGACCAGCCGGGGCTCGCGCGCGCGATCGCGCTCGGCCGGTATGGCGGCTTCAGGCGCGGCACGATCGTGTCGATCCCGCTGAACGCACGCACCCTCGGCCGCGACGGCCGGGGCGAGCCGGAGACCCGCCTCGTCTGGATCACGTCCAAGCGCCAGGTGCTGTCCGACAAGCGTGAGGATGCCCGGCTCGCGGCCGTCATCGCTCGGACCCCGAACCGCGCCCTGACGATCGCCTACAACAAGCGGGGCGATCCGTTCAGCGTCCGCCAGTTCGACCAGGCGCTCGAGCGCCTCCTCGATCGCCTGGCGGCCGACGGGAAGATCCGCGCGACGATCAAGCGAACGTCGGACGGCCGCGACGTCGTCGTCTGCCCGCTGACCATCCACGGCCTGCGCCACGCCCGGGGCGTCGAACTGGCCGAGGCAGGCGCGTCGGATGCCGAGATCATGGCCCAGCTCGAGCACGCGTCCGACGCCGCGGCGAAGATCTACCGCCGCCAGGCCCAGCGCCGGAAGATGGCCGACGCCGGCCAGGACCGGATCGACAATGTGGTGAAGCTGAAGGCGCGTCAGGCGGCCCGAAAGGCCCGGAACGGCGCATGA